AACATCTTGGCCTGGTAAAGGTAAAAATGTTGGAGTTGGAAAAATGAAACCCGGCAGAACCGGTGAATTTGATACTAAAGTTAAAAACAAAACATTTACTTATGAAGACTAAATTTCCACTTGAACACGTAGTCAAATCTGACACTAAAGAAGTATGGGTAATCTGTGATAGTGCGATTACTGCTATGGGTATTCCTGCAATTGTAAAAAAGTTTTATCCTGGTTATACTGGTAAAATTGCAAGCAGAGAAAACTTTGAGAAACTGAAGAACCAGTTGGTAAACTGACACAAGGGGGGTTCACGACCCCCTTTTTGCTGCTATAATAAACAGGTGAAGACATATAAATAATATTATCATCTGCTTTATAAAAATGACAAATGACAAACGAAATTAGAAATAAAAAAGAAAGAGAAAGATATTCTAAAAAAATTCAAGATTCCAATTTTAAAGAAGAAAAAAGAAAGAGGGATTTGGAGTATTACCATAAAAATAAAGAGACAAGAGTTGCTAAACAGATAGAAAGAAGAAAGGAACTTCTAAAAGAAGCAAAAGAAAAACTAGGTGGTAAATGTGTTTGTTGTGGTACACTTGAACATCTTGAATTTGATCATATTGATGATGCTAAAAAGGAACATAATGTGGCAAATGCTGTTCGTAATATAAGAGAAGTTTTTTGGAATGAAGTTGAAAAGTGTCAATTGTTATGTGTAAAATGTCATAACAAAAAAACAACTGCTCAAAAAAGAGCAAAACAAAATCTTTGGTTAAGTTTGTCTCTTGAAAAAAGAGAAGAATTGGTAAATAATGAGATGTGCCACTTTGAAAACTGTCCCTAATGGTCTCCAAATTGGGCAGTTATGCCTTATAATAATCTCAGTTAAACAAAACAATCTACACTATGCCTCGCACCAAAATGACCGACGAACAAATTATTTCTGGTCTTAAAGAAAATTTTGGTACAGAATTGACTTCTGCCGATATTAGGGGATTTTGTTCTGCTAAAAATCTTTCTTATCCTACTGTAACTCGTCGTCTTGAAAAGTTTAAGACTAATCGTGGTCGGTGGAACTTGGAGGTTACTACTAAGGATATTCAAAATCTTGAAAATACTTATATTGCACCTTCTGTTTCTGGTATTGGCATTATCGAAGCAGTAAAACAAAACCTTATTCCCGATAAAGATGATACCTTCGTCAAGTTTGGTAATTTTAACGATATTAAAAAAATTATTCAGTCCCGTCTCTTTTATCCTACATTTATTACGGGTTTGTCAGGTAATGGTAAAACGCTTAGTGTGGAGCAAGCGTGTTCTCAACTTGGTAGGGAATTGATCCGTGTCAACATTACCATCGAAACCGATTCTGATGATCTTATTGGGGGTTTCCGCCTTGTTAATGGTGAAACTGTGTGGCACAACGGACCAGTCATCGAAGCACTCGAACGTGGTGCAGTGCTACTTCTCGATGAGGTGGATCTTGCATCTAATAAAATTCTTTGCCTCCAATCCATCCTAGAAGGTAAAGGAGTATTCCTTAAAAAAATTGGCACTTTTGTCAAACCTGCTGCCGGTTTTAATGTGGTTGCCACTGCAAATACCAAAGGTAAGGGTTCTGATGATGGTCGTTTTATTGGCACTAATGTTCTCAACGAAGCATTCCTGGAGCGGTTCCCTGTGACCTTTGAGCAGTCCTATCCTGCCCCTGCTACCGAGCAGAAGATCTTGGAAGGTGTTGCTTTGGATCTGGGTGTGGAAGACCGTGACTTTTGCAAGAGATTAGTTGATTGGGCCGATATCATCCGTAAAACGTTTTATGATGGTGGCATTGAGGAAATCATCAGCACCCGTCGTCTGGTTCACATCATCCGTGCTTTTAGTATCTTCCAAGATAAAGGAAAGGCAATTCAAGTATGCGTCAATCGTTTTGATGATGAAACTAAAACTGCCTTCTTGGAACTCTATGACAAAGTGGATGTTGATTTCCAAATGCCTCTTGACACCGACCAAGCAAACTGATATAATTGGGGAAGGTAAAAAATGCGCCTTCCCTTATTATGGATGACTATAATCAATTCACTATGTCTCTTAATAGTGAAACTGAACTAATTGACGTTACAAAATCCCCTGTGAATATGCCTGAAAACACAAATTCTAATGGTTTCTGGAAATACAACGAAGATCAAATCCTGAAACAACTTGAACAATATATTGCTGGTACTTATAATCAGCATTATGTTGATAGGACTGGTGGTGGAACAGAACAAACTCTTGATAAGATTAAACATAATCGTCGTGAAGGTTTCTGTGCTGGTAACATCACTAAGTACACTGATCGTTATGATACCAAAGGAACTCCTCGTGCAGACTTGTTCAAAGTTTTGCACTATACTATTCTTTTGATTAATCATCTCAATCTCGTTGAAAACAATTGAAACTCAAACCACAAATTATGAAACTCTCTGATAACTCTCTGACCATTCTCAAGAACTTTGCTGGAATCAATAATTCGATTCTGGTCAAGCAAGGTAATAAACTCCGTACTATTTCTGTGGCAAAAAATATTCTTGCCGAAGCAGATATTACCGAAGAGTTTCCTCGTAACTTTGCGATTTATGATCTTAACCAGTTTCTGAATGGTCTGAGTCTTCACCAAGATCCTGAATTGGATTTTACTAATGATTCTTATATCACAATTCGTGAAGGTAAGCGTCGGGTTAAGTATTTCTATGCTGATCCTAATGTAATTATTTCTCCCCCAGAGAAAGAAATTAAACTTCCATCTTCGGATGTCTGTTTTCAACTAGAACACGCATCACTGGAAAAACTTCTCAAAGCAGCAGCAGTTTATCAACTTCCTGACCTTTCTGCAATTGGTGAAGCAGGTGTGATTCGTCTTGTGGTTCGTGATAAGAAGAACGATACTTCCAACGAATACTCTATTGTGGTTGGTGAGACTGATAAAGAGTTCACCTTCAACTTCAAGGTAGAAAACATTAAGATCATTCCTGGTGCCTATGATGTAGTTGTGTCAGAAAAACTACTGTCACAGTTCACAAATTCTAAGTACAATCTGCAGTATTATATTGCTCTGGAACCTGACTCTACTTTCGGATGAATATCTTCGTTACATCTCCCTGGCCTGCAGAAAGTGCAATTGTACTTCCTGATCGTCATATAACGAAGATGCCCTTAGAAGCGTGTCAAATGCTTTCTATTGTGGCATCCAAGTGGTATCATAACTACGGCACTCTTCCCAAGTCTGATGGAACTCCTTACAGCACTGAGAAGGGTGCTTTTCGTAATCATCCCTGCACCAAGTGGGCAGCAGAATCAATTCACAATGCCTACTGGTTGATTAAGCACGGGATGAATCTATGTGATGAGTATGCAGTCCGTTATGGTAAGATTCATTCGTGCTATAATACTTTACTGTCTGCCTATTATATTTTCCCAAAGGGAAAAGTTACTGAGGTGACAGAGTTCGTTCGTGCTATGCCTGACGAATACAAACTTGATGAAAGCATTGATACATTCACTGCATACAAAATGTATATTGCTTCCAAACCTTGGGTTGCGGAGAACTATCTCCGTATGCCTTCTCGTAAACCTGAATGGATTTGATTATGAGTGAAAATTTCTTGTTTGTTGAAAAATATCGTCCCCGTAAAATTGAGGATTGTATTCTTCCTGATGGTATTAAAAAAACATTTTTGGATTTTGTTGAGAAGGGAGAAATACCAAACCTTCTTCTTGCTGGACCTCCTGGAGTAGGTAAAACGACAGTAGCAAAAGCATTATGCGAAGAACTTGGAGTAGATTATTATGTCATTAACGGATCAGACGAAGGACGTTTCCTCGATACTGTACGGAACCAAGCAAAGAACTTTGCTTCGACCGTCTCACTTCAAGGAACTGGTAAGCACAAAGTCATCATTGTGGATGAGAGTGATAACACAACCGCAGATGTTCAACTCTTACTCCGGGCAAATATTGAGGCATTTTATAACAACTGCCGATTCATCTTCACCTGCAATTACAAAAACAAAATCATCGAACCTCTCCACTCCCGATGTGCCGTCGTTGAGTTCGGTATCAAGGGAAAGGAAAAATCCCAACTTGCAGGATCCTTCTTCAAACGTCTACAAGACATCCTGGATAAAGAAGGTGTCCGATACGATCCGAAGGTTCTTGCCGAACTGATATCAAAGCATTTTCCTGATTGGAGGAGAGTTCTTAATGAATGTCAGAGGTATTCTGTTGGTGGTGAGATAGATAGTGGGATTCTTGCATCCTTCTCTGATGTTGCCGTAAATAATTTAATTACGCACCTCAAAGATAAAAACTTTCCCGAAGTCCGAAAGTGGGTGGTTGCCAACCTGGATAATGATTCTTCTGTGATTCTTCGCAGGGTTTATGATGCCTGCTATACTTGTCTATCACCCCAAACTATTCCTGCTGCCGTTCTTATTATTGCTAAGTATCAATACCAAATTGGTTTCGTTGCTGACCAAGAAATTAACCTTTTAGCTGCATTAACTGAAATTATGTGTGAGTGTGAATTCCAATGAAAAAAATTAAGTATATTTTTAAGGATGCATTTGCACCACACGTTGGTACGTGTACATGTGCTAATCTACTGCAAGATGCATTGATGGGGGATGGGAGCAATATTAGAGTTCATTGGTATACTACTCCTCTCTATAAACCATTTTATCGTAAAAATAAAATATATAAGATAGATAATGATGGAAACATCATTTTTATAGATCCCGCAACTAAACTTCTTCAAGAAAAAGTTCATCCTGATATGGGTGAACATTTCGGATTATATTATGTTTATACTTATGATGAAATTCCAACCGATGAACAATTGAGTAAATCTTTTTTGGTATATGTTTGTTGTGAAGAAGTAGAATTTAAAGAAACTGTAACAAAATTGCCTCCTGGCAAATCTAAAAATGTGCAGTGGCAAAGTAGTAATAAGGGTGGTGGAGTAAAATTAAATCCAAATAAAGTTACTGATACTAAATTTCCGGGTCCTAGACGATATAAAAAAATTGAAGAATCAGGATTTACGCACCTAAACAAACCAAAAAAAGATATTAAACCCAGTATTATTGATATAAGGAAAAATAATGATGAAGTGTGAGTTCCAATGAGACCCGAAACTAGAGAAGCAATGGAAATGCTTTTTACTGCTAAGTGGAATCTGCCAAAGGCAGCAGAGCATTGTAATCTTACTCATAAGGAGTGTAAGATTGTGTTTAATGAATATTGTAATTTTCACCCTAAGACTTATGAAGACGGCACAGAAATCAATTAAAACTTTTCCACTAAAAACTTGTCTTCGATATCCTGGTGGCAAATCTAAGGCAACTAAAACTCTTTCCCCGTGGTTCCCTGAAAACTTTAAGGAGTATCGTGAACCATTTAT